GATACGCACAGGGAAATGCGTCATGGTATTCTTTGGTGCTTACGTATTGGTAAGTTCTAGGTTGATTTGCCATATTGTCCTCCTATGTTATTATAGCATAGGCAGCAGAGTTTGTATAGCGGGGTGATGCCGGACAGGCCGCTTAAAAGAATATTTATGGTTGCTGATAGCCAGCTGCTCGATAGTTTTGTTGTCCAAAAATAACACCACGAACCCCACCTGTAGGGTCTGGGCAGTCTCCTGTTCTACGAGGAATAAGATGTATGTGCGGATACATCACAGTCTGACCTGCGGTCCGACCCATGTTAATACCAACGTTGAACCCTTCGCACTCTCCGGCGTCCACCATACGGTTACCTTCCCATAGTGCAGATGTCATTGCTTCCCGAATCAAACCAGGCGTGTTTTCTTTGGGCACAAACAACAAGTGACCGCGAGTAACTGGGTATCGATCACGATAAACAGCAACATGAAAGTCTTGCCACACAAGATCATCCCAAGGTGCTACGCCGTCTTTTTGTGCTTGTTCTAATGTTTGAATAGTCATAATCTTACTCGCTGAGAATTGTTCTCGTTCGTATTCGGCACGTTGTTCTATGTCGTTGCGTAATACAGAAACTTTGATCATCGTTCATCTACATGAAAGTCTGACACATTGCCATGTTCGTCGGCAATGATAATGCGTGTTCGACTCTCATCGTTCTCGTTGGTAATTTCAATTGGACCCCAGACCCAACATTCGGTTTCGTCAAGATACCAATCGCCGCTGTCTTCCAATGCGTAAGCACCTTCTTCATCGATGAGTTCTTGAAGTTCTTCTTCTTGTTCCTCATTGAGACCTTCAAACTCAACATCTCCCCAGCAGCCGCCGTCGAACATGTCAATCAGCTCGGAGTCTTCAATGTTAGGTCCACTGACAGAGAACAAGTTTAGGCTATCCCGAGCACCATTGCCGCCGGGAACTTCTTCAAACTCAAACTCGGGAAAGTTGTCATCTGTTGTGGTTACTCTAAAAGTAGCCCAGCGAAACCCGTCTGTGACTTTGATGAGGGCCTTGCCATTGCGTTGAACAAAGTATTCGTGCTGTTCAACGTTCTTTTTGTGATATGTTTTGACAATCCATGATGCCATGATTACTCTTTCTTGTCGCCAAACAGATTCAACAAACTCAGGAAAATATTGATAAAGTCAAGATACAGTGTCAGTGCCCCGGATATTTCTGCACCATCGCCGGCTTCACCATCACTGACTATTTCACGGATTTGTTGTGTGTCGTAGGCTGTAAGTCCCAGGAAGATAACAATGGCCACTGCAGAAATCACCATTTGCATCATACTCGAACCAACAAAAATGTTGATGATGCTGGCAATCACAATGGCAATCAATCCCACAAACATAAACTTGCCCAGACTGTCCAAATCACGTTTGGTAAAGTATCCGTAAAAACTCAAACAACCAAACAGCACACCTGCACCCATGAATGCCGACACAATGGATCCCATGGTGTAGATCACAAAGATTGTGGCAAAACTAAGGCCCATCAGTGCCGCAAAGGCATGCAAGGTCAACACCTTTCCTACTCGGCCAATTTCAGAATTCAGTATAAATGGCACAGCAAAAACAAATGCCAGGGGTGCAAAGATCACAATCCACTTCATCGCCCCAGTAAAAAAGAACTGCACCAGTTCTGGAGACGAGCCCACAAGATAACTGACCACCATGCTGTTGAACACAGCAGCCATCATGTGTCCATACACACGGCCCATGGCCTCGTTGATTTCGCTCACAGTTTTATAAGTCAAAGCTGTCATAATTTCTCCTTAGTCTGCCACTTCCATTGAGTTCCACTCGCGAACCACTGCCAGCATTTCCTCTTCTGTAGAACACAGGATCTTGGCAGTTTTCCAGTCGTTTTCGTCATCTCGACCGCCCACTTCCACCATCCAGCCATTGTCATAGCGATTGACGGAAATGTTTTCGTTTACTTTGGATAGTTTGTTTAGTTTCTTTGCCATTGTTTCATACTCCAGTTTGATATTGTCTAATTCTCGAATGAGATCTTGTTCAGTTACTTCGATTTTCTTTTTTCTTGCCATCCCGGGATCCTTTCTGTTTGTTTTAATTATCGTGGAGCAAAGTCCTGTTGTAGTTTGATGTTGTCAAAGAACTCTTTTTTCACACTTTGATCCGACTTGAAGGCACCGTGTAGAACTGTGGTCTGAGTAAGACTGCTGTGTGCCATAATACCGCGATTCTCGCAACATCCATGCGTGGCTTGGATGTAGACTGCAACGTCTGTCGAACCAGTTGCAAGTTCAATCTCCAGCGCAATGTCCATGCATAGTTCTTCTTGCAGTGTACCACGACGAGCACACCATTGAGCGATTCGTGAATACTTAGACAGACCAATGAGTTTAGGCCCAGCAATGATTCCAATATAAGCCACACCTGAAACAGGCTGGTGATGATGGCTACACATGCTTTTGAGTTCACTACGGACCACCAACATGCCTTCGTATTTGCCGTCAGTATCATTGGGGAATGCCGTGGCATTCGGGCTTTCTTCATATCTACCTGCCATAATTTCATACACATACATCTTGGCCAGTCTGCGTGCTGTTCCCATTGAGTTGGGATCGTTGAAACGATCAATGACCAGGCTGTCTAGCACTCCTTCAAATTTGCCGGTAAGTTCGTCTACCAGCATGTCTTTTTCTTTGTCAGTGATGTATTCAGAAATGTTGTCGCCGGCCCAGTAGCGGGCACCTGCGTCCGTTAAACGCTTGCGAATTACTTGTGATAGGTTAAGGCTGTTGTCGGTCATTGTTCAATCTTAATGTTGCGTAAATCTGGATATGCTACAAACTTGGGTGCCTGGGGCTTGTCTCTGAAACCCTCCAACAACGCAAGTCCTAGTTCGGCATCTTCTATTGAGGGCTTGTAATGATATCCTACCTTAAAAGTCTTTTGTGTCTCCCAAGGTGAGATATCGAGATCGCGGCCGTCATAGCGTTGACGAACAATTGTTTCATATGCCTTCTTGTCATCAAGTAGTATAGCACCACCATGGCCTATGTGTAAAGGCTTTGTGTGCCCAAAACTTAAACATTGCATGGTTCCGGGTCGATACATATCCTTTTCCAGCCGACGAGCACAGTCCCAGACACGAGTGTATCGAAACTCGTATTCGCCTACCCATTCCTGAGTGTCTTCATCCAAATACACATAGTCAATACCCAGTTTGTGCATAGTCATCGGGATGCTCAAATAGGTATAGGGAGTCATTTTGAGACCACGCACACCGTCATACCGCAAACACATTTCGATTGCGTGAGTACAACAATCGGTCATGATTGCATAAGGAGCTCCGGTATACTCTGCTAGTTCTTTTTCAAATTGTTTTATTTTATCGAACATACCATTCCCAAGCGTGTCTAATCATGTCGTTGAGTTGCCAACGCTGCCATTCTCCTGCCACCTTGGTAAACTTGTCTGCAGATGCTGTGAGTTCATCTGGATCACCTGCTCGGCGTTTGCCAACAACCACATTCAAAGGTCTGTTGGTAATCACACGAGCAGCGTCTACAATTTCAGCATTGCTGGTGCCCCGACCTGTGCTCAAATTGTATACCCCGGCTTCGATCTTCTTGTCCAGGACCATTACATGTGCTCGACCAATGTCTTCCACATGTATGTAATCACGCACACAAGTACCATCAGCAGTGGCATAGTCTGTACCGTTGAGAGTAAATGGCCGACTGTCTCGCATGCTTTCTAACACACGGGCAATGATGTGTGTAGCACCAGGTTCTTGACCATGTCTACCCAAGCTATCGGCACCGCAGGCATTGAAGTAGCGAAATGCCACATAATCAAGACCATAAGCAACTCGATAGCTTTCCATAATGGATTCGATCATGAGCTTGCTGTGACCGTAAGGACTGATGGGTTCTTTAGGATCAACTTCGTGACAAGGAGTCATCACAGGTATACCATATACAGCCGCTGAAGAACTAAAGATTACACGAGTTCGGGGAATAGCTTGACACACAATGTCCAGCATTTTCAGTGTCTTGGCCACGTTGTTGTTGAAGTATTCCGCAGTATTCTTGATACTGGGGCCCCCAAGACTGGTGCCAGCACCATGCACGACGCTCTTCGATTGCCCTCGCATCAAGGAATTCAGC